GACAACGGGCACCCCATCAACAGGTGGTGCCGCATGAACGTGCAGGTGAAAACGGACGTGAACCAGAACATCCAGCCCGACAAGCGCAACAACAACCCAGCGAACCGAATCGACGGCTTCATGGCCGAGCTGGACGCATACGTGACGCTGCTGGACTACTACGACGAGTACATGCAGATGGTGACGAGCACCTGGAAGGGATAGGCCCGAGCCGATACGTATTGATACGTTTCAGCCGTCCTTCGGGGCGGCTTTTTTCGTATCCGCAGCTCGAAAACCACTTTTCCTTTACACTCCCGCGAACGCCTGTCCCGAAAATGGGATAAGAAACAAGATGAAAGACCATGCAGAACCGAAGACGGGGGCGCTTTGGGTTTCATCGACACGATAAAGGGCTGGCTCGCGCCGAAGCGCGCGGAGCGCGGGTTCTCCACGTTCACGGAGTACACGCCATCATACACGACATGGAACGGCTCGCTCTACGAGCAAGAGCTGATGCGCGCCTGCGTCCATTCGTTCGCCAACGCATGCTCGAAGCTGGAACCGCACTACGACGGCCCCATCCAGCAGGTCGAGCAGCTTTTCCGCACGTGGCCCAACGAGCACATGACGTGGAGCCGCTTCCTCTACCGCCTCGCGACCATCTACGAGGTCGATTGCACGGCGTTCGTCATCAGGCTCCACGACGCGCAGGGGCGCACGACGGGGCTGTGGCCGCTCAAGTGCGCGAGCGCCGATGCGATGGATGTGGGCGGCGAGCTGTGGTTCAAGTTCCAGATGCCCGCGAGCGACCCAATCGCGTACTCGGCCAAGGACGTGTGCGTGCTCTCGAAGTACCAGTACGTCTCCGACCTGTTCGGCACGCCCAACAAGCTCGCGGACACGCTCTCGCTCCTGAACGCGCAGGCAGACGCCGAGCGCACGGCAATCGCCATCGGCTCGAAGATCATGTTCATCGGTCGCATGGTGGGCCAGGTCGACGAGGAGGACATGGAGGCGAAGAAGAAGCGTTTCGCCGAGCAGAACCTCGGGCCGTCCAACTCCACGGGCATGCTCACCTACGACCAGACGTGGGACAGCGTCACTCCCGTGGCGCACAACGCCTACACGATAGACAGCGTGGAGATGCAGCGCATCGACGACCACGTGTTCAACTACTTCGGCACGAACAAGCGCATCCTGCAGAACGACTGCACCGAGGAAATCTGGGACAGCTACTACGAGGGCAAGGTGGAGACCTGGGCCATCCAGCTCTCCGAGGGCCTGAACAAGATGATGTTCTCGACCCGCGCCATGCTCACCAACAACATCAGCTTCACCGCCAATCGCATGCAGTTCATGTCCGCCGCATCCAAGCGAAACATGGTGCGCGACATGACCGACAGGCGGCTCATGACCATCAACGAGGGCCGTCAGATTCTCGGATTACCGCCAGTTCCGGGCGGGGACGTGTTCGTGAACCGCGGCGAGTACATGGTGCTCGACATGCAGGGCAACGTCATCTACACGAGCGGCGGCAACCTCGCCACTGCGCTTCCACCGTCCGACATCGAGGACGCCAAGGACTTCGACCTGGGCGGCGATGACGACATCTACAACGACGTCGACGGCAAGTACCAGAAAGACGTGGACGAGGGCTAGGAAGGAAACAGATATGCCAGCTAAACCGCAGGAACGCGACTACCGCATGATGGCGCAGCCGTTCGCCGCGCCAGCCGTGGCGGTGGAGGTCGACGAGGACGGAAACGAGACGCCGCAGAACCGCTTCGGCAGCGAGAAGTTCGTGGAGGGCTACGCCACCACGTTCGAGGACCCCTACGTGCTCTGGGAGGAGCCCGACTGGACCGACTCCCGCGGCGAGGTCCACAAGGGGTGGAAGTACGTCGAGGTCATGCACGAGGGCTGCATGGAGGGCGCGGACACATCCGACGTCATCTTCCTGTACGACCACGAGGGGCGCGTCTACGCCCGCAACCGAAACGACACCCTCTACATCGAGCCGCAGCTGCACGGGCTCTACATCGCGGCGGACCTGTCGCGAACGTCGCTCGCCGAGCAGATGTACGAGGACATCCAGGCAGGCATGGTGGACAAGATGAGCTGGGCGTTCACCGTGGCCGAGGAGGATGTGGAGGAGGACGTCGAGAATCACGTCGTCACGTTCCACATCCGCCGCATCAACCGTGTTTATGACGTGAGCGCAGTCAGTCGGCCGGCTGACCCGAACACGTCGATTTCCGCTAGGCGCGTCATCGACGGAGTGATCGAGGCACGCAAGCTGCGGGAGGCGCAGCAAGCCGAGCGGGTGGAACGCATGCGCAGGGAGCTTGCGCTGCGGGCCAGGGCAATGAAATTCGACTAGGAAGGGGAACCCAAATGGAGTTCACCGCAATGGACGCGCTCGCGTACCGCTCGCTTGGAGCGGACGAGTACGAGCAGCGCCGCTCCGAGGTCATCGGGCTCGCCAAGGAGCTGCCCGATGATGCCACGGTGGAGCAGGCCGAGGCAATCGACTCGGAGCTCGGCACCATCGAGGCCGAGGACGAGCGCCGCGCCAAGCTCGCCGAGATGGAGCAGCGAAACATGGGGAAGGTCGTCGCGGGTGCTGCGAAGCCCGTCGAGACCGTAGAGATCAAGGAGGAGCCCGCTATGGAGCGTGCAGCTTCCCTGGGCGAGCATTTCGTCCAGTTCCGCAAGGAGCATAAGTCCGCGGACAACCGCTACATCGCCACGCCGTACGCCATGCGCGCCGCCGGCGACCCGACCCTGAGCACAGGCGTCGTGGCTACCCAGTACGACAAGGAGGTCGTGCGCAAGCCCGAGACGCCGCTGACGGTGCTTGACCTGTTCCCGCGCAAGTCCATCTCCGAGCCGGTCTACAACTGGACGGTATACAAGCAGAAGGCCGGCGCCGCAGGCGTCACCGCCGAGGGCACGACGAAGAAAAAGCTCACCTTCGAGTACGAGCAGAAGTCGGCCACCCTCAAGAAGCTCACGGGCCTCATCAAGATGACCGAGGAGCTGTTCGACGATGCTCCCTACGTGGCGGACGCCATCAACGGCGACCTGGTGGACGAGCTGAACGCCTCGCGCCAGACTACGGCCGTGACCGACCTGCTCGGCACCAGCGGCATCGCCACCGCGAGCGTCACCACGACCGCCGGCAAGGAGGCCATCAACATCCTCGACGGCATCATCGACGCCGCAGCCGACGTTGAGGACGCGACGGGCATCGCCCCGAACGCCGTCGTCGTGACCCCAGCCATCTGGAAGACCATCCGCAAGGCGAAGAACACGCTGGACGAGTACATGGCGGGCAACCCGTTCGCCGAGTCGCGCTACAGCCGCCTGTTCGAGATGCAGTTCGCCAAGTCCGCCGACATGACCGCCAACCACGTCCTGGTGGGCGCGTTCGTCAACCGCGCGGTCGAGCTGGTTTCCAAGGCAGACGGCGTGCGCGTCGACTCCACGAACTCCAACGACACGGACTTCGAGAAGAACCTGGTCTCGGTCCGCGCAGAGTCCCGCGAGGTCGTGGCCGTCAAGCGCCCTGCCTGCTTCTGCGACATCACCGTGTCCTAACAGGAGGTGCCCAAGATGCTGCGAATCTACAAGATGCCCGACGGGCGCACCTACCGCTGGGAAGAGGGCGACCAGCCCGACGACGCCGTGCTGGTGGAGAAGGCCGCCGAGAGCCCCGAGACCCCCGAGAAGAGGGCGTCGAGGGTCGCGGCACGCAAGCGCACGGCCAAGAAGCCCCAGGAGGACTAGCACATGGCCCTGCTCGATGACGTGAGGACGGAGTTGCGGGTTACGACGGAGCGCACCGACTCTGGGATACAGATTTACATACGCTCCGCCCTTTTCCAGATGGAAAACAGGGGCGTCAACCCGGAGTTCCTTGCCGAAGATGCGAACGACGGCGATTACCACGATATCGTGAAGGACGCCGTTATCTGCTACTGCAAGGCGAGGTACGGGCGCGATATCGAAGCGTCCGAACGAAACGCCTGTATCGCATCGTTCAACTCCATCGTCGCGAGCCTGCTCAACGGCAAGCAGAACGTCCACTACGAGGGGGCGTCCGAATGAGTGGGTGGAGCGACACCATCGTTCTGCGCGACGTGACGAGTGCGGCGACGGTCGACCAGTACGGCATCGAGCGCGAGGGCGAGCCAGTGGACACCGAGGTGTTCTGCAACCCGTGGTACACGGGGCTTGACACCTGGGCCACCGCCGCCCAACTGGGGCCAAAGATAGCAGCCCGCGTGGAGGTCAAGACCCTCGAGTTCGAGGAGCGGCCCTACACGCAGGCCGTCTACCACGGGGTAGAGCTCGATATCGACCAGACGAGCCGCCAGGGGTGGGAGTCCACCATCCTGACGCTCTCCGAGCACGCGAGGAACGACTAGCATGGCAGACCGCTTCATGGCAGATTTGCAGGCCATCCTGGACAACGTCCAGGAGGTCTCCGACGAAGCCCTCCTAGCGGGGGTCAAGGCCGGCTGCGAGCTGTCCAAGGACGAGTGGTCTTCGGGCGCTCCCGTGGACAAGGGCGACTACGCCAAGTCCATCAGGATGCGCGTCGAGGGCTCTGGCAAGGAGGTGCAGGGGCACGTCTACTCGAAGATGCCGGGCCTTCCGCACCTGCTGGAAAAGGGTCATGCCAAGGTCGGCGGCGGCAGGACGAGGGCGATTGTCCACGTGGCGCCCGCAGCCGACGACGGATTCGAGCTGACCGAGAAGGTCATCGTGGCGGCTTTGGGAGCGGGCCTATGAGCCACATGGACGAGACGTACGCCGTGCTCACGGGACTGGGCATCCCAGGGCGATTCGAGGCGTACCCCGTGGACAAGGCCCCAAAGCCGCCGTTCTTCGTCTACACGGTCGATGACAACGGCGAGTTCTACACCGATGACGGCACGTACGCGAGGTTCCCGAAGATACACGTCGAGCTGTTCGAGAAATCGGCCGATCCCGCGCTGGAAGCCAGCGTGCGGGACGCGCTGGAGGGGGCGTTCGGCCCCGTCGAGCAGGTCGGCTCGTGGAGCCAGAGCGAGATGTGCCACATAGAGCAATACGACTTCACCTACACGAAGGAGGAGGAATCATGAGCGATTCCAAGGGAGTACGCTTCGGCATCTCCAACGCGCACTACGCGCTCTACACCGAGGGAACGGGCGCTACTGCGGGCACGTACGCCGCGCCCGTGGCAATGCCCGGTGCCACCCAGCTCACGCTGACCCCGCAGGGCGACACGTGGACGTTCTACGCCGACGACATCGCCTACGAGACGGGTTCCAGCAACACGGGCTACGAGGTCTCCGTCACCATCGCCGTGTTCGGCGACCAGGCCAAGATTGACCTGCTGGGCTACGTAGCCGACGACAACGGCGTCGTGTACGAGCCTGCCGATGCCGAGCCTGCGAGCTGCGCGTTCCTGTGGGAGTTCAACGGCTCCAAGGTCAAGAAGCGCGGCGTGCTGTACAACGTCAAGTTCAACCGCCCGACGATGACGGGCAACACCAAGACCGATTCGGTCGACCCCGACACCGACGAGATCACTGGCGTGGCAATCGGCCGCGACCTGACCATCGACAACAAGACGGTCAACGTCATCAAGGCGAGCGTCACCAACGAGCAGGCGACCAAGACCCAGTTCGACGCTTGGTTCACCGCCGTCTACATCGTGGGCGCCTAACTGGAAGGAATCGAATGATCATCCATTTCAAGCATGTGGATGAGAACGCAGAGGGCGAGCAGGTTACCGACAAGGGGCCGCTCGCCTTCGGCGAATCCACGGACGAGTGGACCGCGATTTGCAGCATCCACGCGCTGACCATCTACGAGCAGGCGTTCCAGAACGACCCTTCCAGCCCCCACAAGTCGCTGGTGGACGACGTGACCGACTACGCCGACGGCGATGACGGCACGCCGCTGGGCAGGCTGCTCGCCGCGAACTGGGAGGCCGACGCACGCGCGCTCTGGGCGATGCTCAAGTGCGGCTGCGAGGCGAAGCTCAACGGCGACAAGCAGGTGGGCGACTTCCTGCTGTGGAGCCGCGCGCACGCGGGAGACGACATCGACATGTACAAGCTGCACCTGCTGCTCGTCAAGGAGATCGATGCCTGCTTTCCTTCACTCGCCGAAGCCGCCGAAGAGCTCGCAGAACAGCTCGACGAGAAGCCGAAGCGCAGGCGCAAGGCTCGCGTACACAAAGACGGAGCTGACGATGCTGAAGCTGGGGTTCAGCAAGGCTGACGTGATGACAATGCCCTACAGCCGCGCCGCATGGTACGTGCAGGCGACGGCCGAGGCGCAGGATGACGGCCCGAGCGTGAGGGACGCGACCCAGGCCGATATCGATTCGTTCTAGGAGGTGCCGTAGATGGCAGAGTACAAAGGCCTTACTATCCGCATAGGCGGCGACACCTCCCAGCTCAACTCGGCTCTCAAGGCATCCACCAAGGCGGCGGCGGGGCTGCAGTCCCAAATCCGCCAGATAACCCGCGCCATGCGTTTCAACCCTGGCGAGCTGAGCAACGTGTCAACGCGCATGAAGCTCACCACCAACCGCGCGGAAGCCCTCTACGCCAAGCTCCGCCTCGTGAAGAGCGGTTATGAGGAGCTGGGCAAGCAGGCGGTCACGGTTGGCGGCGCCGCCACGAGAGTCCAGGCGCTCGCCAAGGCCACCCAGAACGTCGAGCTGGCCGCGAAGGCGGCGGACAAGCGCTACGAGGACGTCACGGCGTCCCTGGCCGCGATGTACCGCGAGTTCGAGAAGCTTGGCACCAGGAGCATCAAGAAGGCGCTCAACATGGAGGGCGCCGACGAGGAAGTAGATGCCGTCATCGCCAAGTTCCGCGAGCTGGGCATCGTCGTGAGGGACGCTGACAAGGACGTGGACCTCATCAAGCTCGACCTGTCCGACGCGGGGCGCGTAGCAGACATAGACGAGCTGCTGGCCGACATGAGGACGCTGGGGGCGCTCACCGACGAGCAGATAGCGTCCAACCGCCAGATGCGCGAGACGTTCAGGGAAGCCCTCGGGAACAAGGACGCCTACGATAAGGCCGCGCAGTTCGAGAAGATGGCCGTGGACATGCAGCGCTTCGAGTCCGAGGCGAAGAACGCCACCGCCACCGTGCGCGAGCTGAACACCGTCTCGAAGTACTCGGAGGACAACTGGCAGCAGAGCGCCGCCCGAATCAAGGCGATGGACGCGGCGCTTTCCGAGTGCACCAAGCAGGCCAGGTCGTACGAGGCCGCGCTCAGGAGCGACCCGTCCAACCTATCTGCGGCCGTGGGGCGCTTGAAGGCGCTGTCCAGCGGCTACGACCTCGCCCAGGCCAAGGCGGCGGAGCTTTCCAGACAGGTACGAGCTTACGAGAGCCGCCTGTCTGAAACGCTCGCCAAGGAGAAGAACCTCCCCAGGTTCATCCAGGAGACGACCGACAAGTGGCAGAAGGCCAACGACGAGCTCGCGCAGGCCAAGGGCAACCTCAGCGCGTTGGATCAGTCCTTGCAGCGCTTGAAGGACGCCCAGGCACCCGTCGAGGAAATCCAGCAGCTCGAATCGCAGGTAAAGGACGCCAGGGCTGACGTGGAGCGCCTGGGCCAGAGCGCCAGGGAGCTGGACGCCGACTTCGAGACCGCCAAGGAGTGCGCGGAACTCCAACGGCTCCAGGGCGAGCTGTCCCAGACCACGGCCTACGCCAAGTCCGCGAAGAAGGGCATGGAGCTGACAAGCCTGGGCGGCAAGTCGCTCCTCAACCCCTCCACGCTCAAGTCCGCCGGCATGACCATGTACTCCACGCTCACCCCCGCCATCACGATGCTGGGGTGGCGCACGATCACCGCCGCGCAGGACATGGACTCGGCCTACCGCGACATGCGCAAGACCGTCGAGGGCACCGAGGAGCAGTTCGAAGCGCTGAGGCAGGGAGCCATAGAGTTCTCCAAGACCCACGTCACCAGCGCCGAGCAGATACTTCAAATCGAGGCCATCGGCGGCGAGCTTGGTATAGCCACGGACTCACTCGAAGCATTCGCTGAGACGGTGTCGAATTTGGACGTTGCCACGAACCTCGACACGGAGGAGGCGGCGTCCTCCCTGGGCAAGCTGGCGAACATCACGCACATGACCTCGGACGAGTACAGCCGCTACGCCGACGCCCTGGTTCGCCTGGGCAACAACGGCGCGTCCACCGAGGACCAGATAGTGGACATCGCCACGCGAATCGGCTCCATGGGCACAATCGTGGGGCTGACCGTGCCGGAGATACTGGCGCTGTCCAGCTCTATAGCCTCCACGGGCATGAAGACGGAAGCATCGGGCACAGCGATAGCCAACACGCTCTCCGACATGGAGGGCGCCGTGGCGGGCGGCGGCGAAGCCCTCGATGCCTTCGCCCAGGTGGCGGGAATGAGCTCCGAAGAGTTCGCGAACACCTGGGAAGAAAAGCCCATCATGGCGGTGAAGTCCTTCGTCGAGGGCTTGAACCGTATCGAGAAGGAGGGCGGTTCGGCCGACGCGACCCTCGAGGCCATGGGAATCACCGGCACCCGCCAGAAGCAGGCCATCGAAGGCCTTATGCAGACCATCGGGGGGCTCAACGACAACCTGTCCATGTCCCAACACGCATGGGACGGCCAGTCCGACGCGTGGGGCGCGGCAGGGGACGCCGCGAGGGAGGCGCAGAAGAAGGCCGAGGGCTTCTCGGGCCAGCTCTCGATCCTCTCCAACATCGGAACCGACGCGATGGCGTCGCTGGCCGAGGGAGCCACGCCCGTCGTATCGGCCCTCACCGAGCTCGCACAGGCCGCGCTCGACCTGTTCGACGGCATGGACGAGGGCGCGAAGACTACCGTGGTGGTCGGCCTCGGGCTGGCCGCGTTGGCTGGCCCCGCTCTCACGATGGTGTCCACCTTCATGACGGCGTCCAGCAACGTCAAGGCGTTCGTCACCGAGTCAAGCGCCATGGGCAAGGCCATCGGCATCATGAAGGAGGGATTCGCCGAAGCGGGCGGCGGTGCGGACGGGTTCAGGTCGAAGATGGGCACGCTCAAGGAAGCTGCCAAGTCGCTGGGCAAGTCCCTCGCAACGAACCTCGCCTTCGCAGCAGTCGTGGCAGGGGTGTCCATCGCGGTCGCGGCCATATCGGACTACATCAGGAAGATGAAGGAGGCTGAGGAAGCCGCCGAGGGTGCGGGCGACACCATAGGCGCGGCGCTGGGCACGGTTCTCGACGAACAGGGCAGGGCCGTTTCCGACCTCGGCATGTCCTACGACGAGCTGGTTTCCAAGCTTGCCGAGAGCAACCGCAAGATAAAGCAGTCGGCCAAGGAGACCTACGGCAACACCGCGCTCATAGAGGACTACGGAGAGCGGGTCAAGGCTGCTCTCAAGGCGTACAACGAGGGAGACCGCAGCGCCGAGTCCATGGCGGAGCTCAAGACGGCCGTGGAGCTGTACAACGGCGCCGCTGGAACGTCTATCTCAATCTCCGAGACGGCGAGCGGCAAGCTCAAGCTCATGCAGGACGGCGCGAAGCTGTCCGCGAAGGCGTTCGACGAGCTGACCGCCGCGATGATGAACGCAGCCAAGGCCGAGTTCTTCAAGGAAAGCTACTCCACGAAGATGGAGGACTACCGCATGGCCCTCGACGAGGTTGCCGACGCCGAGGACAAGGTTAGGGCCGCTACCGAGAAGTACAACGAGGCGGCCGCCGACACGGACCTCGACTGGCAGACCGTCGCCCAGTACAAGTACCAGATGGACGCCGCAAACGAGACCCTCGAGAAGACTAAGGCCAGGCTCGGCGAGACCACTTCGGCGATGAACCAGTACGAGGAGGGCATGAAGCTCATGGCCGCTGCCGAGGCCGCTGGCTCGACCTCCGCGCAGCAGTGGGTTGCCGACAACGACGCCCTGCAGGTGGCCATCTGGAACAACTACCAGTCGGTCACGGGCTTCGCCGAGGCGCTGGGCAACCTCAACCTCGACTACGACACGCTCTCGGCTAACTCGGCGGTCGTGGAGCAGATGGGCGCCGCGTGGGACGGCACCCTCGCATCGATCATCCCAGGGCTGGCCGACATGGGCGTGAAGGTCGACGAGAACACCGCCAAGCTGCTTGGGCTCAATGCCGTGAAGGTCGGGGACAAGACCTACTACGTCTCCGATGACGGCACGATAGTCAAGCAGAACGGCAAGCTCGCCACGCTGAACTCGCTTTCGGTCGGCGACAAGACCTACACGGTCGATGACGAGGGCACCATCTGGGACGGCGTGAACGCGGTCGGCACCCTCAAGAACGACGTTGCGTCGCTGCCAGACGGCAAGGTGACCGTGACCGCCATCACCGACCCTGCGACGGGCAAAGTGACTGGCTGGGTTGCCAAGACCAACGCGACCAAGGCAACCACCAAGACCGACTCGAACACCTCGCAGGCCGACCAGAAGGTGCAGTCCTCGGTGGCCAAGGCCAACAGCTCGACGGGCACCATCGGCGTGAACGCTAACACGACCTCGTTCTGGAACTCGGCAAACGCAATCGACGGCTCGACTGTCGGAACGGCCTACATAAACGTGGTGAAGCGCGGCGGCTCGGCTGTGGGCGGCTACTCGTCAACGCCGTGGGACCTGTCGTCGGCCACGGTGGTCCCCCGCATGGCCACGGGCGGCATCGTGACGCGCCCGACGCTCACGAACAACGGATGGGTCGGCGAGGACGGCGCGGAGGCGGTGCTGAACTGGGCCACGGGCGGCGCGGTCATCCCGCTTACCAACCGAAAGTACATGGAGCCGATAGCGAAGGCCATCGCCATGAACATGGAAGGCGCCAGCGGCAAGTCCGAGACGCGCAACGTGACGGTGTACCTGCAGTACGACGCGAGCGCAGACGCCGCGCAGATGGCGAACGATCTCGCTCGGATGCTCGACCGCAAGCTCGCGATGGAGGGTTAGCATGGCGAAGAAAGAGGCAACTAAGCTCAAGACTTCCGTATCGAAGATGAAGGCGCCGACCCGCAAGGGGGCGAAGGCGTCCACGTCGTGGAACGTCCCCGCGAAGGCCGTGAAGAGCGGCGCGAAGGATGACGTGCGCTTCGACGGGCTGCAGATCGACTGGATTTACGACGCCAAGCCCTCGACCAAGGGCCACAAGAAGAGCAAGGGCGACGTGCTCGACAGGGACACCACGGGCAAGGAGAAGACCAAGAGCGATTCGGACACCTTCGACCGCAAGAAGTTCCACCCCTACAAGGGCAAGCCCGTTCTGCTCTACATCGAGTGCTGGGTGCGCGGCTACAACGACCAGACAGTCGGCAAGAAGACGGAGCGGGTGTATGGCCCGTGGGCGCACAAGGCGCTCAAGCTCGCCGCCCCCGACGCTCCGAGTATCACGCTGACCTACAGCTCGTCCAACGGCAGGGTGACGGCCCAGTACGAGACCGAGCACCCGGACGGTGCGAAGGAGTGCCTGCGCACGAAGTGCTGGGTGCGCGTGGGCTCCGACAAGAAGGTGGATGGCACGACCTACACCGACGAGTCAAAGACGGTCGGCGCGTGGGAGGTTCCCAGCGCCCTCAACCTCGGCATCGGCAAGTACGTCTCGTGCCACTTCGTGGCGCAGAACCAGGGATTGCGCGGGGACTCCGCGAAGGCGGAAAAGACCGTGTACGTCGTGCATCCCAACCCAGGCACGCTCGGGGAGCCCGCCATCGTCTACGCCACCAAGGGCGTGAAGGAGACCGCCATGGTCCGCGTGCCCGTCACGTCCACGGGGCGCGTGAAGGTCGGCGAGGACTCCAAGAAGCAGGCGATCTGGCAGTACCCCACGACCATCACCCTGCAGCGGCTCAAGGGCGTGCCCACCGACAACGACCCCGTGAGCGCGTCGCAGATGGAGGGGTGGACCGACGTCATGTCGGACAACGGCGTGACAAACGGCCTCTCCGACACGTGGGCGCAGGGCGTGTCCGACGTTGGATTGCACACGTGGTACCGCCTGAAATCGGAGCGCGACGGGTACACGGTGCTCTCCATGCCCGTGTGCGCCAAGGCCCTCGACGTGTCTCAATCCTCCACCGTGGCTGGAGCCGCCAACATCGACTCGCTCGTGCCCGGCGCGGACGGCAAGTCGCTCGTGGCCGTGCTCTCGGGCAAGGAGTCCGACGATGACGGCTACGAGGTGTCGTGGAGCGACGACGCCGACGCATGGGAGTCCACGTCGCCCCCCAAGACCTTCGAGACCGCGTCCAACAGGCTCGTCATCAAGGGCCTGACCGAAGGCACGCGCTACTACGTCAAGGCGAGGGCCTACGACACCGACGCCGACGGCAACCATATCTACGGGAAGTACTCGGGCGTGCGCGATGAGACGCCCTACACCACGCCGACCACGGTCGTGCTCTCGGGCGACGCCACGACGGCCAGGGGCAGCGCCCTGCAGCTGTCGTGGACCTACGACACCGAGGCGCCGCAGACCAGGTGGCGGCTCGTGCGGCCTGACGGCTCAGTGCTCGTGGAGCGCGAGGAATCGACGTGCGCCTACGCGGTCGCGCCCGAGGAGTACGGCGACGCGAGCTCCATAACGCTGCGCTTGGAGATGACCACGGGCGGGGGCTGGGCGCGCTCGATCGAAAGGACGTTCTCGTTCGCCGACGCGCCGACGTGCTCGCTGTCCGTGCCCTCCGTGCTCACCACCCAGCCGCTCTCCTTGACCGTGGCGAGCGACACGGGCGACTCCGTGTCCGTGTCCGTGACCGCCTCCGGCAGCACGGGCCCGGGCATCGGCGGCACGGGCGACCAGGCCGAGGGCGACACCGTGTGGTCGGGCTCGTCGGAGCCCGCGTGGTCGGGCACGGGCCAGGAGCGCGCCGCGACCGTCGAGCTGCCTGGCGGGCAGGCCTTCCACAACCACGCGGCCTACACCGTGCGCGCGTCCGTCACCGACGCGGCCACTGGGCTGTCGAGCGAGCCCGTCGAGGCGCCGTTCACCGTCGAGTGGGCGCACACCGCGTCGCAGCCGACCGTGACCGTGACCGCCGACCAGGCGGCGAGGAGCGCCGAGATCGCGGTCACGGCGCCCGCCGACTACCAGAAGGGCGACCGCTTCGACCTCTACAGGTCAACGCCAGACGGCGAGCGGCTGATAGCGTCCGACGTGCCGTACGGCTCGACCGTCACCGACAGGCTCGCGCCGTTCTCGTCGAGGGGCGAGAACCTGTCCTACGTGGCCGTCGCCAAGACCGCCGACGGGGACACGTGCGCATCCGACGACGCCGCGTACTCGATAGCATGCCGCTCGCTTCGCTTCGACTGGGCCGATAAGTTCGTGGAGCTGCCCTACAACTTCGCGGCGTCCGACTCCTTCGAGAAGGATTCCGAGGTCAGGGGACACGTAGACGGCACGAGGACGGCGCACTGGAACGGGGCGGTGTCGCGAAGTGCGAACCTGTCAACCGCCGTCGTGAAGTTCAGGGACGCCGAGCAGCAGGAGGCGGTGCGCGACATGCTGCAGCACGCGGGAAGCGTGTTCGTGCGCACCCCGGACGGGCTGGCGTTCGCCGCCGACGTGCGCACCGGCACCGTGGAGCGCTCGTACGACTCCAAGGAGGTCGGCATGAGCTTCGACGCAGTGGAGCACGACCTGGGCGACGCGGGCAGGCCGCGCGAGTCCGACATACGCGCGCCCGAATGGGGCGGCGGCGCGGTCGAGGTCGTGAACGGCACCGTGTACGACACGGCTGGCGGCTACCCGCTGGATGCGTGGTCGTTCATCGGACACGTGAGCGGCGTTCTGCACGTCTACGACGGCGGGAGCGTGCGCATCGGCACGGGAGCAGCCAAGGCTGGCTGGACGTGGGACGGCGACGTGCTCCTGGACGCGGGCGGCAACGCCGTGGCGCTCGACGAGGAGGCGTAAGTGGATTGGAACGGTAGCTACGCCGCGACGTTTCGGGTCGCGCGCATCGACCCCAGCACGTGGGAGCCGAGCGGTTCGGTGTCGGGCGTCGACGAGATAGAGATCAGCCGAGACGGCACCGACGAATCTCCGATGCTCGAGACCGCGTCGGTCAGGGTCACGGCAGACCCGGCCTCGCCCTTCGAGCAGGGCTGGCTGCGCATCGTCATGGACGCCGTGCAGGACCAGTCCTCGGAGTCCGTGCCCGTGGCGACGCTGTGGTTCGAGACCGCGCGGGGCCGCTACGACAGGGGATTCCGCGAGGACGAGCTGGAAGGCAAGTCGGTGCTCTGGCAGGCGTCGGGCGACGCCAGGATAGGCGACGGCGCGTGGGCGCCCAAGGGCGTGAACGGCGCTCGGTGGTGCGCGGACCAGCTGGCCGAGCGCATCGACGCGCCCGTGCACGTTGATGGGGGCGGCTTCGAGCTCGCCGAGAACATCGTGTTCGACCTCGACTCGACCGTGCTCGCCGCCGTGTGGGCGGTGCTGAAACCCAACGGCTGGATGCTCGCCATCGACGGGCGCGGCGAGGTCCACGTGCGGAAGCGCCCGACAGAGCCCGCGCTCGTGCTCGACCGCGAGGGGTCGTGCATCCTCATGCCGGGCGTGGACTACGGCGACGGCCAGCGGACGTACGCCCGCGAGTGGCAACCCGACGTCGGGCCCTACTCGCTGGTGCGCGCCATACTGCCGCAGCACGGCATGGACGGCCTGTACGAGGTCGCGTCGCAGCGCTTGGCGTGCGACAAGGGAATCGTAGTCGAGGAATCCGTCAGGGCGGTGGGCAATGCTTAACGAGACCAACGCGCTCGAGCGCGCGATAGACAGGAAGATAGCGAAGGCGGCGGGCAAGCGCACGCGCACGACGGGCGTCGTGAACCGCATCGACAAGGACGGCACGGTGTACGTGCGCGTCGCCGGCTCCGACGTGGAGACCCCAGTTTCGGCCACCACGGCCGTCGTGGAGCAGGGCGACGCCGTAAACGTGCGCATCGAGAACGGCCGCGCCACCATCGACGGCAACGCCACGAACCCCGCGGCGGGCATCGTGCGCGTAGTCGAGGTCGACCGCAAGGCGAGCACCGCGCTGGAAAGCTCAGAACGAGCGGCTGTAGCTGCCGAAACGGCCGAGGCTGACGCCGGGCGCGCCGCCGCCGCCGCCGAGAGCGCCGAAACGAGCGCCGGGCAAGCGTCGCGGTCGGCCGCCAACGCCGCCACCTCCGCGAGCGACGCTCAGTCGAGCGCAGCAGCCGCGAGCGCCGCCGCTTCCCAGGCCACGGCCGACGCGGCAACGGCGAAGCAGATGGCCCAGAGCGCCACGGCCGACGCGGCCGAAGCCAAATCCCAGGCGAGCGCAGCGACAGCTGACGCGGCCACGGCCAAGCAGCAGGCGAGTGCCGCGACTGCGAGCGCCAACGAAGCCAAGCAGCAGGCGGGCAGAGCGACCACCGCCGCGAACGACGCGCTCGTGCAGCTCGGCACAGTCGAGGACGTAATCGGCACGGTGAACTGGATCACGGAGCACGGCACCTACGAGCGCACGGCCGACGCCGCGGTGGACCCGTCGAAGGTCTACTACGTCCGCAGCGGCAGCGGGACGCAGGCCGACCCGTACGTCTACACGGCGGTGGCGGAGCCCGTCGACACCGACATCGCGAGCTACTACGAGCTGCACGTGGACCAGGCGCTCAGCCAGTACGTGGCGAGCCACCTCGCGCTCACGAACGCGGGGCTCTACGTGCTCAAGGACGATAGCGGGTACAAGCTGCTGTGCTCGAACACGGGCGTGAGCGTCATCGACCAGTTCGGCCATGTCGTGGCGACCTACGGCGAGTCGATATCTTTCGACAGCGAACGGCAGCAGTACATCGGCAACGAGGACGCCTACATCGTGTTCACGCCCGCGACCGCCACGGAGCAGGCGAAGATAACGATAGGCGGCGGCAACGTCCTGATAGGCACGAACAAGAAGCTCTCCGACGTGCTCACGACGCTCGACATCTCGACCTCGCAGACGGCCACGGGAGCCGACATCACGGTAGCAGGGCAGACCGTCCACCTCGCGAACGGCGCTACTGGCGCTACGGGCGCACAGGGCGCCCAGGGGCCGAAAGGAGATACGGGCGCTACAGGCGCTACGGGACCCACGGGCGCTACAGGACCGTCAGGTTCGGCTGCGTACACCTACGATCTCGTATGCAACCCAGCAGCCATCGTGAAAGCCGAATCGGGCACGCTGACGCCGTCATCGGTGACGTTCTCGGCGACCCGCTTGCAGGGCACGGGAACGCCGTCGGCCTATGCGGGGCGCTTCAAGATCGAGGAATCAGCTGACGGCTCGACGTGGACGGCCAAGTACACCAGCTCGGCGAACGAGTCGAGCAAGTCGTACTCGCCGACCGCGACGGCGAAGCTCGTCAGGGCGACGCTCTACCTCGCGGGCGGTACGACGACCCAGCTAGACATTCAGACCGTGCCTATCGTCTCAGATGGCGCGACGGGCGCGACCGGTGCAGTAGGTGCAACGGGCCCAACGGGCAAGACGGGCGCCACAGGCGCGACTGGCGCGGTTGGCGCCACTGGTCCGACCGGTGAGACCGGAGCGACCGGCGCCACTGGCCCGACTGGAAAGACGGGAGCAACGGGGCCCACGGGAGCAACTGGCCCTGCGGGTGAAACGGGTGCTACAGGGGCTACGGGTGCAGTAGGCGCGACTGGAGCAGCCGGAGCCGATGCATACACCGTAGTGCTCACCAACGAGTCGCACACGTTCCCCGCTGGCGTGTCAGCAGCCACGGCGAGCTCCACGGAATGCCAGGTGCTCGCCTTTAAGGGCGCGACGCAGGTCGCCGCCACTATCGGGACGATTTCAGGCCAGGTCACGGGCCTCACGACCTCGATTTCCAACAACGGAACCACGACCGCGAAGTTCACTGCGACGGCGGCGACCACGCTCACGACCAAGAGCGGTACGCTCACGGTCCCAGTGACGGTGGACGGCAAGTCGTTCACCAAGAAGTTCACGTGGGCGCTGTCGCTCACGGGTGCTACAGGAGCCACTGGCAAGACGGGAGCCACGGGCGCAACTGGCGAAGCCGGGGCAACTGGCGCCACGGGTCCTACTGGGGCTACGGGGCCTGCTGGCACCGCCGCGTACTCGTACGACCTGATGTGCAGTCCAGCCGTCATCGTGAAATCCGAAGCAGGGACGCTCAACCCGTCCTCGATAACGTTCTCGGCCACAAGGCTACAGGGGACAGGCTCTCCGTCCGCTTACGCCGGCAGGTTCAAGATCGAGGAGTCCGCCGACGGGAGCACGTGGACCACGAAGTACACGTCTTCCGCAAACGAGTCGAGCAAAGCTTACAGTCCCACGTCCACCGTGAAACTCGTCCGTTGCTCGCTATATCTCGCAGGCGGTACTACGACGCAGTTGGACACGCAGACCGTGCCTATCGTGGCGGACGGCCCGACAGGGGCCACGGGGCCCACGGGCAAGACGGGCGCGACTGGGGCGACGGGGGCCGTGGGCGCAACGGGCCCGACAGGCTCGACTGGCGCAACAGGCCCGATTGGAAAGACTGGGGCAACTGGGGCAGCTGGCGCGGACGCCTACACCGTCGTGCTCACGAACGAAAGCCATACCTTCGCGGGTGGCACCTCGGCGGCCGTAGCTGGCAGTGCAACGTGCGGCATCCTGGCCTACAAGGGCGCTACACAGGTAGCTGCGACGATAGGAACCATTAGCGGCCAGGTCACCGGGCTCACCACCAGCATATCGAACAATGGCAAGACGAACGCGTCGTTCACCGTGTCGGTCACCACGGCCATGACTACGAAGAACGGCACGTTGACCGTTCCCGTGACAGTCGACGGGCACTCGTTCACCAAGCTGTTCACATGGTCGCTTGCTCTCACGGGAGCGACAGGTAAAACCGGTGCAACCGGCGCAACGGGTCCGACTGGCGAGACCGGGGCCACGGGCGCTACCGGCCCCACTGGTAAAACAGGCGCGACGGGAGCAACTGGCCCCACAGGCTCGACTGGCCCGACGGGTGCGACGGGAGAGGCGGGGCCCACGGGCGCCACAGGCGCGAACGCGGTTAGCGCATGGTGCGGAAGCGAGTCGCAGACCATAGCGTGCACGACTGGCAGGGCGGCGACAGCGGCATCCACCATCACGATCCCGTTCACCGCGTACAAGGGCACGGCGCGAATCGCAGCCACCATCGCGTACTCGACGCTGCCCTCGGGCGTCACGCTGAACAAGAACACGGCTGGAACCGCGTCTGCGGCTGGCTCGCTCGTCCTCAACGTGGCGTCGGGCGCGAACTTAGGCGGCACCACGGCCGCTTACGACAACGTGACTATCACGCTGACCATCACGGCCGATTCCAAGGCATTCGTTCAGTCGTTCACCTTGTCGAAGTCGATCACGGGAGCCACTGGCCATACGGGCGCGACCGGTGCGACGGGCCCCACAGGGGAGACGGGGGCCACTGGAGCTACCGGGCCGACTGGCAAGACTGGCGCGACAGGGGCGACGGGGCCGACGGGCTCTACCGGCCCTATTGGCAAAACCGGCGCGACGGGAGCGACGGGCCCGACGGGTAGCACAGGAGCCACTGGCGCCACAGGGGCCACGGGCCCCGAAGCCGTCGTGACCGTGTACCCGACCGCCGTGAACTGGGCGGCTGGGACAGCGACACTCGCCGTGGTGCTCATGGTCAACGGCGCTGCGAAGACGCCGTCAACTTACAAGTGGACCAAAGGTACCTCGACGACATCGCTCGGCACTGGGGCGACGCTCGCCGTGACCGACCTCACGACCGTGTACCACTGCACGGTTACTTGGTAGGAAGGAGACCATCGTGAAGATTCTCATAGCAGTTCCGACATTCGAGAACATCACGCCGGACACGTTCAAGTCCATCTACGGGCTCGACCCGTGCGGAAACTGGCTCGTGTTCGACTTCCTGCGCGGGTACGACTGCGCCCAGGCGAGGAACAGGATCGCCCAGGAGGCCATCGACGAGGGCTGTGATTTTGTCCTCATGGTCGACAACGACATCGTGCTCCCGAGCGACGCGCTCAAGCACATGCTCGAGGAACCCGTCGACGTGCTCCTGGGGGCCTACGCGAACCGCAACGGGAACAACGTGTACACGGGCGCCACATGCCTTTGCAGGCTCGACGCGCCCGACGGCTCGGATTACTACCACTACCCGACCGAGTCGGAGTACAGCGCCCAGGAGGTCAAGGCGTTCGCCGACGCGGGAATCAAGCGGCTGCGCATCCACGGCGGCGGCTTCGGCTGCGCTCTGGTGAGGACCGAGGTGCTGCACAAGCTCGAATGGCCGTGGTTCAAGTGGGTGGACTACGAGGACGGCCACGGAACGCTCTCCGAGGACCTTTTCTTCTGCGAGAGGTGCAAGGCGGCTGGCGTGCCGATCTACACCGACCCCCGCGTGAGGTGCGGCCATGTGTTCAGGTTCGTTCAGGAGGTGTTCTAATTGGCTACCCAGACTGGAAGCTACGACTTCAAGGCCGCGAAGGCGGTGCAGGACAACCTGGATAACTTGGAAGTTGGCGGGAGGAACCTGCTGTTCTTCAAACCGAGGACGTATGTTTCTGCGAATTACGATGCTTACACCCTGAGTTTCAATGAGGCATTGGAGGTCGGCCAGACCTATACCATCCAGCTTTGGGACGTCGACGTGTCCCATACGGGAAAGACGGCGGCCGCACTGGGCATAGACGTCTACATAGGTGGAAGCACCTGTGCAGCGGGCATTTCGTGGCATGGTACCGGATATTTCACCGACGGCCATGCAGATCATCTTGTCGGCCATTTTGAATACACCCAGGCAAAGCATGACGCCTCAGGCGGTACGAACAAATGGCTCGTTCTCTATAATTCCGTGCCTACGGCCACGGGCACGCGCTCGATGAGCGTTGGCAAGTGGAAGCTTGAGAAAGGCAACAAGGCCACCGACTGGTCGCTTGCCCTCGAGGACATGGTTCAACCCTACGTCATCGGCACGCAGACCGCCGCGACGCGCTTCTGGACGGGGAACTGCCCGGAGCTCTTGTCGCTCAGGGACGGCCAGCAGATCACCTACTGGTTGCCGTACGCATACAAGTACGAGACCGCGCAATCCAAGGGCATCGCGGCCGACGAACTCGTGCCCGCCGAGACCATCACGACGGCCTACTCGAACGACTGGCTCAAGCTCACTCTCTCGGACGGCTCCGATTCGGGTTGGATACCCGTCTACTATGGCGGCACGACGCGGCTCACGTCGCATTACCCCGCAGCCAACGCCATCCACCTCACGTACCGCGAGGGCTACAGCTCGGCCATCCCGAAGGGGTGGTGGGCAGACGCCAACTACAACACCGACGACCCGTACACCCGCTTCTCGGACACGGTCGTGGCTGGCCTCAACGGCGTGAAGCGCTACTCGCTGAACATGAAGGACAAGAACGGCAACTGGACGTCCATCATGAACCAGGACAACAACACGGCCAAGACGGGCAAGACCGCGTACACAGGCGGGCTCATGCTCGGCAACGTGCTGTACCACAACTCGGGCTCCAACATCGCGGCCGGCGGTAACACGGGACAGATGAAGGAGTCTCAGGGCGGCATGGACTTCCGCTACAGCGTGAACGGCGTCGAGAACGCGAGCACCACGGAGCTACAGCTGCGCAAGCCGATCTACCTCGTCGGCTCGGTGCATGATGACGGGCTGTTCTACCTGAACACGACGAAGTGGTGGACCCAGACGCCGAACGTCGAGGGTACGGTCTACGTGCAACTCGGGACGGCGTACAGCTCCTACTACGCCATCTTCCTGTCGGTCAACAACCCGACGTACATTTACACGGGCGGCGAGCTCGTCGAATGGGAGAAGTGGATGTCCGACGAGGCCGCGAAGGTCGCGGGGAACTACATCGTGTCCACGGCGGCAAACGACGTCTGGATTCACACGGAAGACCACGGCCCGAACTCGTCGGGAGCCGCCACGACGAACACTTACGGCTGGCGCATCGGAAGCGTCTTCGAGCTGGTGCGGGCGGGGCTGAGCTACCTCAAGATGTGGGTGGACGGCACGGTCGCGAAGGTGCGCGTCGGCGTCGAGAGCGCAGGCCACTCCGTCTTCTCGCCAGACGGCATGGAGGTGTTCACGGACGCGAGCACGAGCGTGGCGAAGTTCGGGAGCACGGCGAGGGTTGGCGCGGAGAATAGTAATCATATAGAAATAGACAACGACAGCGTTGACTTCAAAAACTCGTCGAACAACGCAATTGTGTCCATTGAAAACACAACGGTGAACTCGACTACGTTCGGGCTCGTTCGGTTCATGCCAGAAAACAAAGTAAGGGGCGAAGAGGCGTATATACAAGGCCATGCGTCGAGTACGAGCAGCTCTGTGTTGATAGGCGTAACAGATAGCACTAGATATGCAGAACTAACGCTTTCGAGCCAAAGCGACGGAGCGTCTATGCTCTTTGCGTACGCATCGAAGATAAGACTAATCGGAGATGTGACATTCAAGGACGACGGACCGCTGCCCATAGCGTCTGGCGGCACGGGTCTCACCGCATCACCCTCGATGCTCACGAACCTCGGTTCAACTACCGCAGCCAACGTTCTGCAAGCGTCGCCGCGCCCAGGCATCACGGGCACGCTGGGAATCGCCCACGGCGGTACCGGCATGACCGGGGCCACCAGCGATTCCAGCGGAGTTGCCACGGCCGCGAGCGGTACCACCATCACGGCACAGTCCTATGCCAAGTGGGGCAAGTTGTGCCAAGTATACGTGGCTTTCAAGAGAAGCTCTGCCGTATCCGTCCCCGCGTCGGGCAACATCGACGACATCCTCGTGTTCACCCTCAACGAGGGGTACCGCCCGAAGATTTACAGCTCGGGGCGCTCCAACGGCGACGGCGCGGGTGGTGCATGGTACGTGGTCGGCACAGACGGCAAGGTGAGCCTCGCCGCGCTGGATGGCCAGGGTACTGCCTACACGAGGGCGGCTGGCACGGTGTTCAACTTCTTCGCCACGTTCATCCTGCCGTAAAGGGTCATAGAGAAAGGAAGGGCCATGACCAAGTACATCGTAATGGAAATCCAGACGTTCGACACGGGTGCGGTGTCCACGCCGACGTACGCCTACGACGCGCAGGCGAGCGCGGAATCGAAGTTCCACGCCATCCTGTCGAGCGCCGCAATCAGTAAGCTGCCGAAGCACGCCGCCGTGCTGATGACGAGCGAGGGCTACGTGCAGGATTCGCGCTGCTACGAACACGAACCAGAGCCCGAGCCAGAGCCGGAGCCCGAGCCCGAAGAGACGGAAGGCGAGTAATGGTGCACTACCTGACATTCGACGAGGTGGGCATCACCGTCGCAGTCATAGGGATCGCGCTGGCCTTCGTGGTTCTCGTATGGAACGCGGTCAAGGCCATACACGATTGGCGCTCGCTGGCCAGGAGGCCGACCGTCGAGACGCTTTCCGACCACGGGCAGCGAATCCACGTCCTGGAGACCCACATGCGCGAGGTAGACGAGAAGCTGGACGGCGATTGGCAGTTCAGGCAGCAGGAGGCCGAGTTCAACCGACTCATGCTCAAGTCCATCAAACACCTTCTCCAACATGAGATAGACGGAAATGACAAGGAATCGCTCGTGAAGATGGAGGCCGAGATTGACGGCTTCCTCATCGAGCACGCCAAGTAAGGAGGGCATCATGTCAGAGGAAATGAAGCAAGTCCAGGCCGAGGAAGCGCTGCCGATGGAGCGCGCCAAGGCGATCATCACGCTCGTTATCACCACGTGCGTGACAATCGCCAACATGTACGGTTTTGCCATCGACGCCGAGGAATGGGTCAACGTGGCTCTGAGCATCCTCAACGCCATCGCGCTGCTCTACACGTGGTGGAAGAACCAGAACCTCACGGTCGAGGCGGTGAGGGGCCAGCACGTCCTCGACTCGCTGAAGGCGATGCGGAAGGCTGCGTAACATGCTGGACGGAATCGACATAGCGAGCTACCAGGAATCGCTCGTGCCGTCGAAGATGGCCACGACGAGCTTCATCATCGTCAAGGCGACGGGCGGCACGGGCTACGTGAATCCGTGCTTCAAGCGCCACGCGCAGCAGGCGGTCGCGGCTGGCAAGAAGCTCGGCTGCTACCACTACGCTCGCGAAATTGGGTACGAGGGCACGGCCCAGCAGGAAGCCGACTACTTCGTCGCGGCGGTCAAGGCGTACGCGGGGGTCGCGACGCTGTGGCTCGACCTGGAGGCTGGCGCCATCCAGCTAGGCCCGAAGTGGGCCAAGGCGTGGCTCGACAGGGTGTACGCGAAGACGGGCGTCAAGCCTGGGCTGTACGTCAGCAAGGGTGTGGCGAACCAGTACGACTGGTCGTCCGTCTCCAAGGCGGGATACGTGCTCTGGGTTGCGCAGTACCCCGACTACGAGCCGACTGGCTACAACCGCGACCCGTGGACGGATTCGAGCCCGTTCGGGTCGTGGGGCAAGCCGACCGTCTTCCAGTACACGAGCGTAGGGCGCGTCACGGGCTACTCTGGCGACCTCGACCTCGACCTGTACTACCACGGCGCGAAGGAGTGGAAGGCGCTCGCCGCGAAGACTGGGGCCGTCTCAAAGGCCGTGGCGACCGTGAAATCAGCTGTGAGTAACGCCTCGGGCGCGTCCAAGGCCAGGACGGTCAGCCGCGCCAAGCTGGCCGCTGCGGTGCACCGCGACATGGTGGAGGACGAGTCGAACGGCTACTCGTGGAACCCGCGCTGGGGCGAGGACGGCAAGGGCGTCAAGACAATCGCCGTGGACGGCCTCAAGCTCCAGTACGACCGAGGGAGCTACGATTGCAGCTCGTCGGTCATCACGGCGTGGAAGGCCGCTCTCAAGGGAACTAAGTGGGAGCACGCGCTGGACGGCGCGGTCAACACCTACACCATGCGCGAGGCGTTCGTCGGCTCTGGGTTGTTCTCGTGGAAGCCGCCCAGCTTCATCGCCTCGACTGGCGACCTCTACCTCGACGAGGACGCGCACGTGGCGATGTGCCAGTCGCAGGTGCCCGACCTCATGAGCGAGTTCTCGCGCCCGGAGAACGGCGACGTTTACGACAACGAGGTCGGCGACCAGACGGGCTGGGAAGCCGCCGTGAACCCGTTCCGCGAGTTCGCGGACGGCATCCTCCACTACAACGGCAAGGCCGACACGGTCATCCAGACGGCCGACGCGAAGGCCGCGAAGACCGTCGAGGGGGCCACCCAGGCCGCATCCACCACGCCGAGCGGCACCAAGTACGTGGTCACTGCCGACCCGCTGCTGAGGGTGAGGGCAAAGCGCTCGTCCACCAGCGACGTCGTGGGAGCGCTCAAGCTAGGCAAGGCGGTCTACCTCGACAGGCTCAAGACCAACAAGTACGGCAACGTGTGGGCCAGAATCTCCTACGGGAGCTTCAAGGGCCGCTTCGTGGCCGTCAAATTCGGCGGCGAGACGCTGGCCGTCAAGGCTGGCGCCAAGACCATCGAGCAGCTGGCGCGCGAGGTAATCGCTGGCGAGTGGGGCAACGGCCAGGCGAGGGTGGATGCCCTGCGCAAGAAGGGCTACGACCCCGACAAGGTGCAGGCGAAGGTCAACGAGATTCTAGGAGCGTAACATGGTGAAGGTGTTCGTGAGCCAGCCCATGAGGGGCAGGAGCCAGGGAGAGATCGAGTCCGAGCGCGATGCCATCCTCGCGAAGGTGCGCGCCGTGTACGCCGAGCGCGGCGAGGACGTCCGCGAAGTCCCGAGCTACTTCGGGCCCAAGGGCGAGAGCCAGATGGAGCCGCTCGAGTGCCTCGGTAAGTCGCTCGAGCTCATGTCGCGCGCAGACGTGGCGGTGTTCGCCCCTGGCTGGGAGAAGGCCAGGGGATGCCGCATCGAGCACATGTGCGCGTCCGAGTACGGCGTCGAGATCGCCGAGATGATGTGACGAGGTGCCCCGCTTCGGCGGGGCGCTTTTTTTGCGCTCTGGTTCGTGTAGAATACGTCCAGGTACCAGCCGAACGCACCAGAAACGCACCAAACGCGGTCACGCGAGCGCCCCACCAGGGGTAACGGGAAGCCGCAAATACTAGCATAATAAGATGCTCTTGTCCGACCTGGGCAGATGCTATCCTATGCTATCCGACACTATCTCTACATAACCCCAGGAAAAAAGGCTTTTATCCGATGCCGTCCGACATCGGCGCGCAATCGTGCGCACCGGAAACGCACCACCCTAGAGCGCCCAGGCGGCCTCGACCGCGCGCGCGACGGCGTCCATGTCGTCGTGGACGTAGATGCGCGCGGGGGCTATGCTCGACCACCCCGCGTAGGCCTTCAGGTCGAACGCGCCCATGTGCCGCGCCATCATGGACAGGTTGGAGTGGCGCAGCTGGTGGAGCGTCATGCCGTCGCACCCGAGCTTGTCCCGCGCACCCGCGCAGCCCTTGGAGCCAGCCCACCAGCCCTCCATTGCGGCCGTCGTGAGCAGCCCGCCGCGCGAGTTGCAGCACAGCGTCGGCGCGTCGGCCAGCCCGAGCGCGGAACGGCACGCGCGCCACTCGCGCACCTTGGCGGCGAGCCTGGTCGGGACGGGCAGCACGCGGATTCCCGCGTCGGACTTCGGGGGTCCCACGGTGCGGTCGGCGGCGCGCACGGTCGCGTCCACCCTCGCGTAACGGCCGTCCACGTTCGCGTCGGCCAGGGCGCACGCCTCACCCACGCGCAGCCCCAGGCACGCCATGAGGTAGACGGCCATGGAGCGCCCGTCGAGCGGAAGGGCGTCCACGCGGTTGAGGAGCAGCTGCAGCTCGCCGGGTGACAGCGCCTCGCGCTCGGCGGCGCGCACCTTCGGGCGGCGCACGCGCTCCATGGGGTTCGACGCGATCCTGCCGTCCTCTGCCGCCTGGCGCATGATCGCGCCGAGCACCTGGTGGAGCTTCGCGAGCGTGGACGGGCTGTACTCCGCGCCCTTCAGCGGGTGCGACCTGAGCCATAGAAGCGCCTCTCGGCAATCGTCGGGAGACACCTCGTCCATGCGCATGGGACCGAGGGGGGAGCGGGAGAGGGCCGCGACGCACGTGGCCTCGCTCGCGACGGTGTTGGGGGACAGGGCGCACGCTCCCGCGCGCCAGGACGCCCAGGACGCCGCGTAGGACGCGAAAGTGTCGGAGTTGGGCACGAACGCCTCGAGCTCCGCCACGAACTCCCTCAGCGCCTCCTGCGCCCGCGTCCACGTGCCGCCGAAGCGCCTCGACCTGCGGCCGTCGGACGTGGTGGCCCAAAGCCGCCAGCGGCGGCACTCCGAGCGCGGCAGCGGCCTGCCGTCGGGCCGCTTCCTGTCGAGCTGCTGTATGGTTGCGCCCGTGACCTTCATGGGGGCCTCCTAGCGGTCGGATTTCTGCACGGCGCTGAACTCGTCTGGCGTGATTCCAAGGGCGTCGATTATCAGCAGCGCCTTCTCCCACGTGACGTCCTTCGTGTGCCCCGATTTGAGCTTTGAGAAGTACGAGGGATGGATACCAGTCTTCGCGCATATGTCGGATGCCGTCATGTTCTTCTCATCCATGACCAGCATTAGAGCTTCGTAGAAAGTCATGCGTCCACCGTCCTTAATTACGTACAGAGATTTTACACGAAACAAGTAATTTTTTCCAATTGGGAAATTTCTTCTTGCGGAGTTCCCAATTGGCAAGTATGATTACGGACATGGGAGTTCCCAATTGGGAATCCCGGAAAGGACTCGACATGACTCAGCGGATAAACGAAAAGCTCGGGGCGTGGCTGCTCCAGGACGGGCACACCAGACAGATGCTCGCCGACGAGATTGGCATCACCAGGCCGACGCTTAATGGCAGGTTGAGCGGCGAGTCGAAGTGGAACTGGGACGAGGTAATCGAGGTCGCCAGAATCACCGACTCGACTCTTAACGAGCTGGCTGGCATCGGCGAGTAGCCGCGCTCCCGCCCTGGGACGGCGCTAAAAGCACCACGCACCTTGAAAACGCCGCCGAAGCGCCGAGGATGAGGGCCGGGCGCGAGGCAACGAGAACAGACAGGACGTCGGGCGCTTCCCGCACGGCCAACCCGCACGGCACCGCGCGCCTCCTTTCCAGCGGTGGCCGTCCTCTGGGGGACGCTGCGAAAAAGCATACCTTCGTTCATGCGCATCAACTGACCACATACAGAGCCGCGTCCCCGCTTGTGCAAGGGCGGATGGGCTGGCCGCGCGTGGTGCGCCCGACAATCGACGGAAAGGGGGACGCGATGGGTCCACCGAATTACATGACCGTGGACGCGTTCTGCGCCATGGTGTACGGCCCTAACTGGGACGCGACGGACAAGAGCAGGAAGAGCAAGCGGGACACGGTCTCGCGGATGTGCCGCGACGGCACGGTCGAGGCGAGGAAGGTGGGAAGGCGATGGCTCATAGAGATGTGAGGTCGGCGCGCCGCGGGTGCCACCGCGGACGCGCCAGCGCCATGAGGGATGACACGAACATTGTACAGGAAAACATACAGCGCGAGTGGGAACGCGGGATCGACTGGGCGTGCGTGGCGCTCACGCTGACATTCGGCCCGATGCTGGCGCTGGGAATCTGGATGGGGTGGTGAGAGTGGAGCCGATGTACGTGACGCGGGAGATGATCATCGCGGCCGAGAAGTTCCAGAGCGCCTGCATCGACGCGGGGTTCGACTACGCGTCTGTCCGTTACGAGGACAAGAGCTGGTCGCTCGACGGGAACGTGCTGCTGCGCGTGTTCGGCATCGACCGCGACAACAAGTCGCACGAATGGAGCCAGCGATGAGCCGCGAGAAGGCGTTCCTTTACGAGGACGGGACGCAGCGCCTCGGGTTCCTGGGGCTGGTGGACGGCTCGGGCGCGACGGTCTACATGGTCGACGTGGAAAACAACGAGCGGTTCACCTACGACGGGTGCGCGGAAGCGCTCGAGGCGGCACTCGACCGCGTGACGGAGCTGGAACGGCTGACGGCCGAGCTGGAAGGCCAGCTGGCCGACGCCGACGCCGAGATAGCCGAGCTCGCCAAGCGCAGCGATTCGCTCGGGCGGCTCGCGTGGGACGCGGTGCACGAGGGCACGTTCAAGCCCGCGGGCCGCAAGACGGTGCTCAAGCGCAGGCTGTCCTCGGCTCTGGGCGGGGAGGTGGGCGTATGAGCGCCTACGACAACTACCCGCCCGGAACTTGGGCTGGCGACCCGATGGCCCCGTGGAACCGTGAGGACGAGCCGGAGGACGCAGAGGAGGTCCACGCGATCCGCGAGGGCGTGCGGGAGCTGTACGACGAGCTGATGCGGGAGGTGAGGTCTGATGACCCTATGCAAGTTTAGGCCGCAGCGCACCTACGACGCGCAGTTCACGCTGGAGCACAACGACGTGCGCGGCCTGCTCAAGAAATCGCGGGAAGCCGCCGAGATAATGCGCGGGAACGGGTTGGCGTCCGCACCGTACTACGAAGGCGCCGCCATGGCGCTGTCCGCACTGTTCGGGACCGCAGAGGAAACGGGCGAGGTGGACATGTGGGAAGACTGGATTCGGGCGTTCGAGAAGACGGTCGAGGAAAAGGGGATATAGATGA